TCGGCCTGGCTTTCGTATGCAATGGTCTGCGGCCCAGGCAATGGGCGCCACAGGGTCTTGTCGCTGGTCAGTAGTGAGTCGAGTTCTGCTCGCTCTTCATCGGTCAAGTACGCCAGCAATGCTGGGTCAAACGCCGCCGCCATTCTTGGCTTTCCGCGCCTGGGCTGTGGCCAAGATCGCTTGCAGTTTGGCCGCACGCTGGGTGTCGTCCATCGGCTCCATCAGTGGGTTGTCAGGGTCACCAGCCAACACAGTGCGGTCGCCGTACTTCTTAGGCAGTTGCTTGGACAGCAACCATTTGCGGGTGTCGATCCGGACCTTGGACCTGGCAATCCATTCGCTGTTGGCAACCTCGTCGCCGTTCTTGTTGTAGGTTGTGTCGTGGCTTGTTTCGTCCGCGATCTCCAGGATCTCATCAGCCATGGTTTCAAGGCCAACCTCGCGTGCGTGCGCGTATTGCTCCCGGAACCCTTTGAGTTTCTCATCAGCCAGCCACCTAAACACGGTGCTCATTCCTGGCATTGAATCATCGCGGCATATCGATCGCAGGCTTTCGCCATCAGCAAGACGCAGACAAATCAGGTCCGCTACCTTCTGCTCAAAGCTAGAAGGTCGGCCATTTTTTTTCGGTTCAGTCTTCGGTTTCATCGATGATCTTTTTCCATCTATCAGGGGTTTGTGCGCGTCGCTCGTACTTGCAAATCTTTTTGATGGTGCTCAGAGGGATGTCGAAGATCTTGGCCAGTTTGCGGTAGCCCACTTCCTCGTCTTCGTGCATGTCACGGATTTTGTCTATGACCTCATCCGGAAGGCGGGCATTGTGATGGGATGCGCCAATGCGGTATCCCTGTTCATTCACTGCTACAAATTGCACGCGCTTCTTACCCTTCATCTCATGCCAACTGGGTACTGCTTAACGCTTCGGGGGTTTCTTGCCTTTGTCCTTGCCATAGCCCATGATGATCTCCTCGAGTGTCGTGCGAAGTTGCACAGTATTGATTTTGCATCATCATTGAATTTTCCGCAACGATGTCGCCGGTAATTTCGAGCGCCCAATTTATTCGTTGTGGGCTTATGTTCCATCCCTCCCGCGTGCGGTCGAGAATTTTTTTTGCTTGTTCGAGTGCTGTCATTTTTTTCTTCTTGTGTGTATCGAGGCCATCACGGCCTTGAGTTGTTCTACCGATTTGATGCCGCGTTTTTTTTCGCGGACATCGAGTTCATCCCTGCGCTTCCACAGTGGCAATGTCAGCAAGTGCTTGGCTTCGCATTCGACCATCCACTCGCGTGACCATGAGCCAACGACGCGCCCATCGTGGAGCGTGACATCGATCTCGTATTGCTCGCGTGGTGTCAATGCTTTTGCTCCATGGCAGACATGTGCTTGAACCAGCCGTCAACAATCTCGATCGCTTCGCGCATGACCATGTGCTCGAATGCGTGCTCGATCTTGCTTTCACCGCTGTCGTCATCCCAACCAATAGCGAATGAGCACACACCCATGCCTTCAGGTTGGCAGAAGAATCGCAACTCAGGTGCGCCCTCTTGGTTCTGTTGTTTCAACATTACGATCTGGCCATATCGGACCACATCAAATACTCGTGCGAATTTCATAAGTCATCCTCAAAATAAAAATATATTGCCACACCAACAAGTGCGACACCGATTCCTGCACCGATCATCAATTCACCAATGACCATCATGATGTGCCCAATGTTCATCGCACATACTCCAACCGAATGGTTCGATACACAACACCGTCGTGCCACTTTTTGTCGGACTCGATGTCATACAGTTCGATGATGTGCTCTGCCTCTGCAAACTTCATGCGCTGATTACGAATGCTGAACATGTAGATCAGCGGCGCCTTCTGCGTTGAGTAGGCCTCGATCAATTGCGGCAACAGCAAGCGCTCTTTTTCTTTGATGTTGGCTGTGCCTTTGACATTGACCACGAAGGTGCGTTCATCACGCTGGATCACATAGTCAGGCATGTTGCGCAGTATTGGGTTGAGATTGTAGAAGGCGCCCACATTGGCAAACTTCTCATCAAAGCCCAAGCGTGTGCAGTTCCACCCATTGCGCTCGCACCATTGCTCAAACATCTCTTCGCCAATGTTGACACCAACACCTTGTCTGTCCTGGTAGGTTTGGTCCGCGTTCCCGTATGTCAAAACTTTCCTCCAATCTTTAGTTCGTTAAGTCTCAGCAATGTGTTCAATGATTCCTCTTGCTGTCTTCTGGTTGTGTTCAATTGCATGTCGTCGGTCAAGTTCAAGGCCTGGCCAATCACATTGAACTCTTCGCCTGTTGTGCCCCACTTGCTTGTGCGCTCGTGCCTGTCTTTGACTGACTTGATCGCGGCCAGTGATTGCTCCATGAGTTCGCGTGCCTCAACAGAATCGAAATGGTCACCGGACATCACATAGCCCCAGTTCAATCGAAAGCACACCGTGTTCCATGTGTACTCATCAGCGTCGCCGGTCTTGAACTTTTGCAACTCCATGTGCGGAATGAATTGCAGGTCGACCTCGGCCTCTTTGTTGTGGCGAAAAATCTTTGGCAACACGGGCAACGGTTTTGGCCGGTACTTGCTTCGCTTTCTCATGCGCGGCCTCTTGCCTCGATTTCATTGGCCACATCCATGCATGCATTGCGCCATGTCTGGTTCATGTTGGCTTGCGTGTTGGCCATCTCAACAGCAATTTTTTTGCAGGCCTCACGCTCTGCCAGCACTGCGGCCTCGATCGCTTCCTGACTGGCCTCGATGATTGCGGCATCGTGCTTGAGCAAAATGAGTTTGATCATTTTGAGTGCATTGGCGCCCAGGTGCTCTGCGGCTTTGTCGATGTTGCTCATAGCTTGATGCCTCGCACCATGTGCTCTTGATCGATGCGCTTGCAATCGATCTCGGGTTTGTACGCTGGCCAGTGGCCTTCACGCACCATGTCGCAATAGTGTTGCTCTGCCTTGATGGCATCGTCGTAGTCCATCTGGTTGACGAATGCAAATGCACCCAGCAGTGCAAGCCATATCGAAATTGTTTTGATCGTGCTCATGTTCTCTCCTTAGTCGTATTCACATTCACATGGACTGCATTCGCATGTCGGGCAGTAGCCCCAGGCCATCACTGCTCGCTTCAATTCAAAGTGGCATTCAGGGCTTTCAGGGTTGCTCAATACGCTGAACGCGGCCAATGCAACACGCTCGCGTTTTGCGTTTTCCCGCACCCATGCTTCAATGTTTGATTTGTCTCTAGCCATCAAGCTGTCAATTTGCTTTTGTTGTTCAGCGATAACTCGCTCAAGTGCTTCGCTCATGTTCTCTCCTTTGGTATTGCCATCTTGTCGCGTAACTCGTCCATCATTTTTCTGACCCTGGCCCTGTTGATCGCCATCTGTTCTTCAGAGATCTTGTGCTCCAACTTCGGTGGTTCAGGCCTTGGCGCCATGCGGCACAGTTCTTTGAACTTGATGCAGTTGGGCACGCGTTCAGGCAAGTGCTCGAGTGCATATGCGATGGCCTCTGGCCACTTCACAAATCCACCAAGTTCTTCAGCCCATGTGGCTTTTGCATTTTCAAGTCCAGCATCGATCCCGTTGACCATGCCGGTGCTAAATTGACCTGTGAACTCACGGCCATAGATGCCCTGGAGCCTGGCAAAAATCTTTTCAACCCAAGCGTTTGGCAGTATTGGATTCGGCGTCATAAATTTCTCCTTCGATGATGGTTCCTTGGTATTCGTCGTGTTTCGGTAAAAGTCCAAGAGATCTGGCAATGCCCTCCTGGTTGATCTGGTGCTGGGTCTTGTTGCCGTTCTGGTCCTTGTTGACCCAGTCGGCTTTGAACCCTGCCCATCCCCTTGCACAGCATTCGGTCAATGCGGCATTGAGTGACCAGCCTGCTTTGCGCGCTTCACGCTCGATGCCAACCATGGCCGTTTGTGTAACTGGCGCCTTCTTGGCTTTGCGCACTTTGATGAAACCATCCCAGACTTCAGGTGCTACACCATCAGGGCAGGACAAGGGCTTGTCCCTTGTAGTAATACTTGTTTCCTGTTTTATGTTTACTGTTTCTTGTTTATTGTTTGGTTGCACGGTCGTTGAACGAGCGTTGGACCTGCGTTCAGCAGACGCCTTGCCCGCTCTGGATGCGGCTTCCAGCCTGTTGTGGTACTTGGCAATCTCTTCATCTGCCCTGCGATTGACCCATCCTGACCCCTCCACGAGTTCAAAAAATTCCTCGAGAACAGCCCCGACCTCGTCTTCGTGATCGCGCATGTTTATCGCTCGTGCAACGGTCGTTGAACACTCGTTCAACGGCTGTTCATGTAGGTAGTACAGATCAAGCAGACGACGGTAAGCACAATCCTCGATCACCGTGAGATGCCGGGTGTGGCTTATGTAGTCGCCAATGTTGAATGAGTAGAAGTGCATCACGCACCTACCTTGGCCTGGTCCATGATCTCTCTGATCTTGGACTCATTGGCACTCTTGGCGTTTTTTGTGCATGCAACGCAGGCCGCGTTGATCACATACTTTTCGGTTTCGCCGCAGGCTTTGCAGGGCTTACCGGTGTACTTGCGCTGGCCCTGGCGGGCGGCTTCAATTCTGGGGGATGACACTTGATGATCTCCATGTTGAGTTTCGGTCCACAAATTGTAAACCAAAACCCAAACATGGAGTCAAGCGTTTTTTTACAGGTCGGCTTCTTTCACAAAAACGCCGTCGATCATTCGACCTTTGCGGTCTTTGATTTCGTCGTAGGCCATCTCGATGCAGGCCTCGATGCTGAACCCCATCTGCTCGGCCAGGATGGTGAGCACCACCACAGCGTCGCCGATGCCATCCATCACCTTGACCGTGTCCTTGCGTGCCAGGCCTGCGGCCAACTCGCCGATCTCTTCGATCAACTTGGTGAACTGCTTGTCGGTCGTGCTACCGGCCACCAGGTTGCGCTGGTGTGCCCAGCCACGGATTTTTACAAAGTCGTCGTAGGTTTTCATCAGTAAATCTCAATCCATTTTGTTGGTGGGTTTTCAATCCAATACGGATTGACGCGAAAAGAAATGAACGGGCGATCAGGCCCAATTTGCAGGTGCCTGATTCCGATCCGAATGTTGATCCAAAGGTTGCTCATGTTTCACCTCAAAATGGGATGTCGTCGTCCATGTCTGCCATGTCACCGGCAGGCTGTTGCGTTTGTTGCGTTTGTTGTGGCCGTGCTGGCGCGTCACCCTTGGGAGGTAGGTCCACCTGGTCCACAGACAAGCGCAGGCGCGTTTTTGGCGTGCCGTCCTTGGCTTTGTATTCCTCGAGTTTGATTGGGCCGCTGACGGTCACGCGCTGGCCTTTGGCCATGTACGGTTGCAGGCTGGTTGCCCGCTTACCCCACAGTGCGCAGTCGACCCACATAGTTTCGGGTTTGTCTTTGGTGCCGATGGCCACTCCGATGGCAAAGTTCAGGATGTTGTCGCCGTTGTGCTGGCGCAGTTCGGGGTCGCGCCCCAGGTTGCCGGTCAGTATTGCAATGTTCATGTGTTGGATTCCTTCGAAATTTGGACGCGTACAAAACCACCGATCTGCCCCGCGTCCACTCGTGCAGTCAGTGTTGTGAATTGTTTGTCGTTGATCTTGAGTGCATCAGCGACGCCGTCAAGGCCAGACTTCATCCTGGCCACCAGGTTGTCGCGATCGTAACTGCGCCGGTCGGGCGGAACAAACTCGAGCACCAGGTGCAGATTGCCAGCGATGTCAGGTCTTACGGCCCCCACCTGCTCGAGCACCATGGCCCAGCATGCTTCACGGTACGAGGCTTTGACTTTTGAAACCTTGGACCAGTGCAGTCGTTTGTTCGGAGACAGTTCCGACGGTGGCCAGCCAAGGGTGAACTCAATCATTGACTTCGCGCCCAAACACGATGTCGTGCGCAGTGATGTCGATGCCACGCTCCCAGGCTAATTCCAGGAGGCGCCGCTGTACAGAGGTCGGCACGATGCCGGTCTTTTGCCAGCGAGACACTGCGGCAGGATCGCGATTGAGGGCACGGGCGAGTTTTCGTACCCCGCCAAACATGTCGATGGCCAGTTCAACTGGCGATGTGTGATTGAAAGTGTTGTTCATCCCTCAATGATGACACAGGCGCAACACCTTGTGAACCCTTGATTTACCTGGGCGGAACGAATACCCACATAAATCACTCGGAAAAGGTATTGCGTTGTGGATATGTGTTGATGTAAGATCACCACATCGGACGAAAAAACGATACCGCATTCAGCACCGAGCGATGGCCACCTGGCCTGACAGAGTTAGCTAAATGGCTGTGACGAAATTTTGGGAAAGATCCGGACGCAGGCTTATTAACCCAACGCCTGCACCCTTTAAATGTTTTGACTATGGAGAGAATCATGAACGCACTCAACAACACACCCGCCTCTGCTGACGAACTGGGCACATTGCTCGCACAGATCGCAACACTCACCAAGCAAGCCGACGCCATCAAGGACGCCATGAAAGATGCGGCCAGTAAAGGTGGCCCGTCAGTATTCGAAGGCGCCCTGTTTAAGTCGACCTATGTCGAGGCTGACCGCGCCGTGACCGACTGGAAAAAGTTGGCCAAAGAGCAAGGCATCTCTGCCGACACCATCGCGGCATACACCAGCACCACCGCTGTGTTCAGCATCAAGACAACCGCACGCTAATCAGGAGGCCAACATGAGCACCATCACCAAAATTGCAAACCGTTTGTGGGTAGCGCACATCGATGACGAGCGCGCCGATGGCAACAGCATCATCGTCACCCTGGACAACGACTTTGTTTTTGACGACGAGCGCGACTGTGGCGTGCGTGGGTTTGACACCCTCAAAGAGGCCGAGCAAGGCACCCGTCTCAACTGCGTTATCAACAGAAAAAATGTTGACCCAGTACGGCATTCTTGATGACGAGGGCGCCGTGGTGCGCTGGGTGTGGGACAAACCACCATACCCGCACATCACGCGCAAAGTGCCCCGTCATCGCAAACCCAAGTTCGACATCAGTCAATTACCAGACGCACCATTTTAAGGAGATCACCATGGATTCATACACAGCAACCGGCATCGCAGAAGGTTTCATCGAGGCAGACAGCAACGAACAGGTCATCGAGGCCTGGCAGACATTGATCGACACCGGCCTGGCCTGGCAACTGCAAGGCTGGTTTGGCCGTCAGGCCCAGCGCCTAATCGAGGATGGGTACTGCCTGCCCGCCGAGCAAAGCCGCCTGCTACGGGCCGCAAAAGCCCTGGGTAAGATCGAATTCGTCAAGGTTGGGGGCTGATCATGTGGTTCACATCTTCACACGGCACGATTGAGATCGAGATGACCCTGGCCCAGGCCCAGTCGGCCACACACCCAGGCCCATGCGACAGCGATGTCCTGGCCCTGTCCAACCACCGCAAGATCCGCCGCCAGTTGGAGCGCATCGATGCCGAGGCACTGCGCAAGGAATTGCGCGAGTACGGTGCCTGGGATGACCAGGAACTGGCCGATCACGAGCAAAACCTCCAGCGCATCCTCTGGATCGCGGCAGGCGACATCGTCGAAAACCATTGGAGCAGATCATGAGCCTATACACAGACCTGGTCGAAGCTGGCATCGATGTCAGCAACTGGCAGTCGGACCTGTATTTCCCGGTGTCGTTTGAGTCGATGGAGATCTTGGCCAAGTACCCAAAGCAGACGCGCACGCTGTTCAAGTCAAACATCGATGGCCGTCCCATGGTCGAGGCGCCGTTCGCATTTGACCCGTACTGGGACTCGAAAGTTGTTGACACTGCGTCAACGAAATAGATTATAATTTCAACAGTTCACCACAAGGAGATACAAATGGCAGACATCAGCATCCACAACACCAAGTCGATCGAGATCGGCGAACTTCGTGAAGTTGACGGCACGCGCCCGTTCTTCACTCGCGACATCACCATCACCGACGAGCGTGGCCACACCATCACCATCACCTGCTACGCCAACAGCGAGGAAGGTGAGGAATTAAAGGTGTCGCTGTGAAGCGCACGCACTACATCGCCGAGATCGAGCACCGCATCAGCGGCATCCCGTGCTTGATCGGCGTCACCGATTACGAGGGTTACACGCCCGCGTATGTCTCGGGTCCACCAGAGAACTGCTACCCGGCAGAGGGTGGGTCCGGGGACTTTGAGATCCTGGACCGCAAAGGCTACCGCGCCAAGTGGCTTGAGAAAAAACTCACAGCGCGAGACGAGGACGCAATCCAGGAATTGATTTATGACCACATGGAGAATGATTGATGACTATTCAGAGAATCGAAATTGAGAACGAAAAGCAGTGGCTTGCCGAGCGGGCCAAGGATGTGACCAGCACCGAGGTGTCAGCCTTGTTTGGCTTGTCGCCTTACCTGACCGAGTTTGAACTGTTTCACCAAAAGCGCGACGGCGTGACCGTCAAGTTTGAACCCAATGAGCGCATGAAGTGGGGCAACCGCCTGGAGTCAGCTATCGCGCACGGCGCCGCCGAGGACATGGGCTGGAGCATTGCCAAGTTCAATGTGTACATGCGCGACCAGGCCGCACGCATTGGGTCCAGCTTTGACTTTGAGATCAAGTCCAGCGCCAATGGGCCAGGCATTCTCGAGGTCAAGAATGTCGACTGGGTGCAGTACCAAAAGAATTGGATCGACGATGGCAATGGCAACATCGAGGCGCCAGAGCACATCGAGTTACAGGTCCAACATCAAATGGAAATTGCCGACTACAACTGGTGCGCGATTGTGGCGCTTGTCGGTGGCAACGAGCAAAAGATAGTCCTCCGAAATCGCGATCGGGACATTGGTAAAAGTATACGCGAACGCACCGGAGAATTCTGGAATCGTGTGCAGTCCAACACCGCGCCATCAGCCGATTACACCCGCGACGCTGAGTTCATCATCAAGCAGTTGCGCAACGGCGCAGACGAGGGTTTGGTGGCCGAGGCTGACCGCGAACTCGAGGACATGATCAAGCAGTTTGAATTCGTGCGTAAAGAAGCCAGCGATCTCGAAAAGATCAAGGAACAAAAACGCGCAGAGATTCTGGATCGCATTGGCCGCGCCAGCAAAGTTCTCACCAGTTTTGGCTCGCTATCGACGGGGCAAGTCAAAGGCCGATCAGGCACTCTCATCACGCCTGAGATGGTCGGCACAGTCATCGGTGCAACCGAGGGCTACCGCAGTTTCCGTTTTTATCCCAAGAAGGAGAAGTAAACCATGGCAACCGAGCAACGCATTTACAAAGTCGTCAGCAATGACAAAGCCTACCTGGTCCAGGCCATCAGCCAGGCACAAGCACTGCGCCACATCGCAGGCCGCATGTACCAGGTCGAAGCCGCCAGGCCCATCGATGTCGCCACGCTTATGAGCAACGGCATCAAACTCGAGGTGGCCAGCACGATCCCCGAGCAAGACCAACTGAAACTTGAAGGAGCACAAGCATGACTACAGGAACCGAACTCAGCCCCATCGAAGCAATGCGCGGCACCCTGGTGAGAATGCAACCAGAATTCCAGGCCGCACTGCCACCGCAGATCCCGGTCGAGAAGTTCATCCGCACCACACTGACCGCAGTGCAAATGAACCCAGACCTGCTGGGCGCCGATCGTCGCTCACTGCTGGGCGCGTGCATGAAGGCCGCACAAGATGGCCTGCTGTTGGATGGCCGCGAAGCCGCGCCCGTGATCTTCAACACCAAAGAAGGCAAGAAGGTCCAGTACATGCCAATGGTAGGCGGCATCTTGAAGAAAATTCGCAACTCAGGCGAACTGTCCAGCATCAGCGCACAGGTGGCGTACGACAAGGACCACTTCGAATACGAACTAGGCGACAACGAGAACATCGTTCACCGTCCATTCTTGGGCGAGGATCGAGGCAAGCCAATCGCTGTGTACGCTGTGGCCAAGACCAAGGATGGCGCAATCTACCGCGAGGTGATGAGCGTGTCCGATGTCGAGAAGGTGCGAGCCGCCAGCCGTGCAGGCAAGTTTGGCCCATGGGTTGACTGGTGGGATGAGATGGCCAAGAAGACTGTGATTCGTCGCATGGCCAAGCGCCTGCCATCGAGCGCGGATCTGGACCAGGTTATCGCCAACGACAACGAGGCATCAGGATTCGTCCAGGTGGAGCGCAGAGAGGCCGTAAACATCACGCCGGTACCAGAGGCCCAGCAAGCCCCTTTGAGCCGCCTGAAGGCCTCTATGGGCCAGCCAGCGGATGATGTCATTGACCAGGCAACTGGCGAGATCACACAAGCGGAGGTGGCCAATGTCCCAACTGCTGACGCCTAAACAATTGTGCGAGCGATGGAAGGTCGCCGATAACACCCTGCGCAAGTGGCGGGTGGCAAACATCGGACCGGCCTACATCAAACTGGGCGATGGCCGAAACAGCGAGGTGCGGTATCGCATCGACGATGTCGAGGCTTTCGAAAAAAGCAATCGATTCACAACCGACAACAAATGAGGAAAGCCATGAGGACCAGAATGATCACAATCCTGATTGTCTGCTCCCTTGGCTGGATCAGTGGGTGCTCGAGCAACAAGCCGATGCCACCCACACCAGTCGAGCAGGAGTTGATTCTTGATAAACAGATTCACTCGATGAGCCGCAACGAAGTCATCACTGCGGTTCGTGAGTGTGAGTCAACAGGCCTTCGAGCCGTCATGATGTATGGAAAACGAAAGGTCAACGGGTACTCAGCCGACATCGTCATCGATGTCACATGCGCACCCAGG